TTCGCAGAGAGGCTGGGATGCGCTTCCCCGGAGCCCATGACCTGCTGGGTGACTTGATCGAAGGGCGGGGCCACCTCCAGTAGCTTCCCGGCCTTGTCGGCTTCCTGTAGGTCTTGCCCGGCGATATGAAGCTGATTGAACAGAACACCTAGGTCGCCACCGAGGCTGCGATAGAAGCCGATACCGGCCTTCATTAGCTCGTCCTTGTGCTCGCCCAAAAGCTTCGCCTCGGGCCGTTTACCAAAGTCCTGTAGGGGTGTGGAAAGGGCTGGAGGGGAACCGGCGAAAAGGGCCTGCATAGCCGGGATTTGCAGTAGCTCGTCAGAGAACCCGCCTTTGGACGCCGGGGCCTTGGTGCTAGGATCGACAGATGGGGGCGTTACGGGGGCTTCTTTGGGTTCGATGACGATGTCGGCCATATACTAAACAGTGCGTCCCCTACCGAGGTTTGACCATGTTCTTCTGACGAACATCCATCCGCCCGCGGACGGCTTCCCAAAAGACTTGGTTCTCGATAGGCGGCTGCTTCGCGATGCGCGCGGCCTTGAGCAGGTCTTTTTTCTTCTCAATAGTAATCTTTTTCATATAGGTTATCTCGGTTGAATGAGGCCCAAATCTAGGGCTTCTGCTGGCCTTACCTTAGCAGATTTCTTCTCCGCCGTCAAGCGGCTCTGGAAGCCCTGTCGCATCATGGGCAGCTTCTTCATCTCCTGCCGAAAATCTCCGAGGTCCAACGGACTCCAGCCGTTCTCCGCCCATAGCTTCTTCTCTGCGAACCACAGAGCAGCCTGTAGGGAACTGGGCTTCATACCCAGCCGCTCGGCGGCAGCGCGGTATGCCTTTTGGGCGAATGCAAAATCCTTGTCGGACACTGGGCCGATGTTCTTAGGGAGAATGCGCCAGCGTTCCTGCCCCGCATAGCCAATGCGCCGCATGGTGCGATCAGACCATAAATCGATGGTGGCTTCCTCACCCTTGCCGAGAAGGTTCTCCACGAAGTTCAAAGTCTTTGGCCCGCGCGCTTCAGTCAACCATTTCCGAGCGAGCACCTGAAGCACCGGCAGGGAGTGGATGCCGTATAACTTCCCGTTGCTCTGACGCGGCTTGAGATCGTGCTTGAAAATCCAGTGCTCAAGGAACGCGGCAGGCGTAGGATTTTTAGGCGGCTCGGGAATGTTGGGCAGTTCCTTGTTATACCACTTTTCCCATGCGCCAGTCGCAATCTTTTCCAAGCCTTCGTTGAACTTGGGGATGATCTTGTTGAATCGGCCCGCCTTAAGGCTCTCGATGGCGTCCACCGCGTAGTCGAAATTGGTCTCTACGCCAGTTTGTGGGGATGTAGCCGCAAGTAACTCGGCGAAAAGGTCTGCATGCTCTCCGAATTCCTTTTTCAGCATGGGCGTGAATTCGTCATACCATTCGACACCGGCTTTGAAAACGGGATCGTTCCGATTCTCGCGAGCGAACTTCACGAGTCCATCTGCAAAAGCTTTGACGGCGGCTTCCTCATTACCAGCACGTTTAAACAGAGGCGAGCCAGTGATATCCGAAGGAATGGCTTCGTCCTTCTGCTTGGGGATAATTGCCTCGGGGAACGCTTCCTTCAATTCCGCGCGCGTCATCTTCGATACCTCGGACTTGGTATAGGTCGGCTTTGCACCGAACAGGTCCTCATCCGCGCGACGGGGTTGGAACTGCGCGCGCACTTCATCCAGTAATTCATCCGGGATCACGAGGTTCTTCTGCTCGGCAAATTGGCGATCCGGCAGTGCGACGTAATCCTTGTCGCCCTTCGCCGGGATGCTGCCATCCGTGCGGCGAATCTGCTTGCCGAAGTTCACCCAAAAGTTTTGTGCGAGAGTCTCCGCAGCTAATGCCCCTTGGGCATCTGGCGAATACATTTCCGAGTGGACCTTCCACGCATTGAACCCGCCCTTGGGTCCGAATTGCAATCCCTCTTTGGCGTGTCCGAAAAAGTCATGCACTGCGCGGAACACATCGTTCACGAGCAGATCATCGATGCCGGACGGTTCGAGCATCGGGTTCTTGCGGCTGCGATCCGTTTCCTCTTTGCCAAAGCTGTCCTCAGTGCGGCGGAAGAAAAGGTGCTTGTTCTCGGTCACGTCTTTGACCATGTCGGCGCTAGACTTGTAGGGCTCGCCCTCGCCGGTCCACGGTTCGATGGTATAGCCCGCATCCTTCATGGCGCTGTATTGGGCCAGCGTCTCTTTGGCCAACGCCTCATAGGACTTTTTCACCTCCGCGTCCTCTGGGCTATGTGAGGCCGCTTCGTAAAAATCCGCTAACTTCTTTGCAGTCTCCACTGGCACCTCTGAACGAGTGGTGCTGGGGGTGTATTTGATGCCCGCCTTCTTGGCGTAGTCCTCAGCCACCTTCTTAGGCTGGAATGATGCGCCGAGGTCAACCACGTCAGTAGAATCAATCTTCCGGTCGTTGAAATACAGGATACGCCCGGACTCAACCGCTGCATCTTCCATCTTCTCGCGCTGTGTGCGCGGGATGTCTTCCCATTTTCCCAAGCCTTCGACCGCGAGGATATCAGGACCCACGTTGTAGGCGCGCAGATACTTCTTGGCATTCATCGCGTGGTAGACGGCTTCACTGCCGATCTTATCCATCTCGCGCTGAAGCTTGTCCAAATCCAGACCAAGCTTGCGAGCATTGTTGATCTCGTAAGCAGTCATCTCATGTGAATCAGGGGCTTGGATGAACTCGCCCTTGGGGTCAACCCAGTAGCCTTCACCATCCACCGTCGTCAGACCTTTTTTGAAAGACTCAGCCGGAGCCTTATTTGTGCTCTCGACCGCTTTTTGAAATAACCGATCCGAGGCATCCCCGGTGGCGCGCTTCGTGTCCAAATCGAGGAACGGAACCATTGCCGGTTTCTCGATGTCATCCAAGGTGAAAACTTTCGCTTCATCCTGATTCTTGATGCTCTGGGCCGTGTCATCGAAAAGGTAGACTTTCGCTTCATCCTGATTCTTGATGCTCTGGACCGTGTCATCGAAAAGGTAGACTTTGATCCAGTCGATCTTGTCTGCGTTCCGCTCCACAAAAGAGCGAACCGCTTCCCGCTGCTTGGGCCAGTCCTTTTCACGCGCTTCGATGGTAATGCGCCCGGATGCGTCGGCCCAATTGACCCGGACGAATCCCTCTTTCAAGACTTCAATCCGGTTCTGCTCGGTGTTCTCGTCCATCGGCAGACCATACTTGCTGCGAAGTTCGGGAGACTCGTTAATGAATTCGTGATGCCACTTGCCGCCCAATTGCACGGGTGTGCCGTCCGGCAGAATCCATGCTTTGCTGAATCCGGCCTGTGCAGGCTTCATCTTGAACTCTTTCTTCGCAGCCTTCTTCGGCTGTAGTTGGGTGCTCATATTACCCCCATCATCTGAAATTTCAGGAGCCGAGTCAAGAACTTTCTTTTGTAAATTAGTCTCAGAGGTATTTACATTTACTGGAAACTTAGGTTGATAACCGGGCTTCTCTTTACGGAGAGAGTATCCCGCAGAGCCTTCGCCTGTGGCGGCTTGCCATGCCTCATTGAAAAACTGCTGCTGTGCGGCGAGGATCATCCCTTCCTCGGGATTGGTCGAGATCAAGTCCAAGGCCCGCTTGCCGAACGACTCTGCCGCGATGTTCAAAAACTGAACGAACTCTTTGCTGGGGGCATTTAATCCAGTTTGATATGCTGCTTCCGTCAAACCATCTGGCGTCTCATGCGCCCACTTGTCGAATTCTTTGGGTGTCATCTTGGCGACCGACTTCACCAGTTCTTCCGCCTGCTTCGCCGTCTTGGGTGGCTGGAATCCAGCGGACAGCGTGAGAGTATTACCGCGAAACTCCGGCACCTCCGGGGCGATCTGAACCTCTTTGATGTTCTCCAGATTGAGCCGTTGGATTGCTTCCAGAAATTCCGGCATAGGCACGCCCTTGGCTTGCGCGGCGGCTTCAATCTGTTGACGCAGAGGATTGACCTCTTTGATCGGACGACCTTCAATTCCTTGACGTGCTGCTTCCGCGCCCTCGAACGATCCACGAGGAATAATCGGGATGGCAGTGCGGCCCGGCTTTGTGGCTTCGCTGACATCCTGACCGGCGATGTTAAGGGGCAGCTTGCCCTTCTGCACCCGGGCAGTATCCGGCAATCGGAAATTGAAAAGCATGTTGATCAGGTCCGCTTTAGTCTGATCGAGTGCGGCAGGCTGGCCCTTCTCCGGGGGAGCAGTCATGCCCGGCATCTTGGGGACCACCAGTGATTCGCCCGCGCCGGTGCGACCGCCCATTTGATTCTGGACGAACTTCTGCACGTCGCGGTAAAGTTCCTGCCATCCCTCCGAGGTGAACGAGCCCTTCTCAATCGGATACGGTGATGCTTCAGAAACGCCGAGTTCCTCCAGCTTCGCCGCTAACTTGTGCGCATTGGCGGCGAACACCTCGGGAGCCCAACCGAGCACCTGATACTTGTCGCCCTTCAACTTCAAAACCTTCTCCGGGAAAAAGGTCTTCTCCCACAGCGAGCGCGCCTCGGGCGGCATCGTGCGGAAGGTTTCGATCATTTGTCGTCGGACATCTCGGTTTGAAGTTGTAGCTGCTGCCGGTTCTTCCGGTGCTGAGAGATAATTGATTTTAACTCCTGCTCGCTGAGCGATAGCTTCCGCAATCGTCCCGAGTAGTTCTCGGGGCGAAGCTGTGCCACCTGCAATAGGTGTTGTAGGCGCTTCCGCAGCGATCTGTGCCGGGTTTTCTTCGGTGATGGGTTCTTTGACTTCGGGCTTGGGCTCATTGGGCTTGGGAGACGGAAGCAAGGGTTCACTGGGACCTTTCGGTTTAACGACGGGTAAAATCTCCGGTTTGGGTGAACCGGCTTTGGGTTGAACGAGGTGCGGAGCAAGCCGGACTGCCTCAGTCACTTTGAACTTAGGCGAGACCTGACCGATTTGAGACGTGACCTCCGGCGACAGTGGCTCACCACCAAGGGTGCTGACCAAGTTCGCCACAACGCGCGCGAGACGGCCCGGGAGCCCGGGATTCTGCAACGCGGTGCTGAGGTTCTTAAAGACCATGTCGAAATTCTCTGCCGCGAGTTCGCGAGCGAGATATGAATCCGCAATCGCGGTAGCTTCCTGCGGCGAGAGGATGTCGCGCCACACTTGCTGAGAAATCTGATTGGGATCAACGCCCTGATTCGCTTCCAGAGCGGCGTCCATCTTCTGGCCCAAGATTTCTTTCGTGCGAGCCTGCACGTATTCAGCCGTAGGTTCGGCACCGGTGATATTCCGATACTCATTGCCCACCGACATCGCGATCTTTTCCTTCGCGTAGTCCAAGCCGGTGCCGGTCGAGTCTAAAATGATCTCGCGCCAGTCTCCGCCCGGGGCGATACGATTGGCGTAACGCTGACCCTCTTGCTCCCACTGAGGACCATACTCTTGACGGACGATCTGATCGATGTGCTGATTCGCGTCCTCACCGAGCACATCCTGAATCGCATGAAAAGCTTCGTGGGGCGCGGCATCCACATTGCGGGCGATGATCACGCGCCGGGTGCCACCGTTCTTGCCGGGGATGTTCGCGGTGAAGAACCCTTCCTGTTGGGAAAGAGTTTTCGCTTGCGCATCGCTCACGCCGTTTTGCTTCAGAGTATTTTCCAGCGATGCAGAGTCCTTCGCGAGGAACACATCTGCGTCCGCATGCGAGCCCTTGAGGAATTGACGGATGGCGTTTAAACGAACCTTCACCGCTGGCGACGCGTCCTTCGTTGCAGCGATATGCATGTTCTCGAAGCTGGAATCAACCTGCCCGGAAGGCGGAACATACTTATCAACACCCCATTCGCGCGGTGCGACGATCTGACCGCTCATGATGCGCCCGCCCGCCCGCTTGGCTGCGTTCATGCCGCCGAAAAAAGCGCCAATACCCACCGATTGGGTGTCGTGCGGGGATTCAGAGGTCAACGCGGCTGTGCCGATGTCGAACGCGAGGCCCTTGCCGATCTCAGCGGCAGTGCTGGGCACGGAACTGGCCACGTCCTTCGCAAGCTGCGCTGTGGCCGACGTAACGGGAGTTTCTCCAGCCACTTCTTTACCTGCGGCTTTGATACCTTCACCGATCTTGGAAACTTTGCTTCCCAACTTCGCCGCGATCTCGCCGCCCTTCAAACCTGCGAGGGCTGCGATGGGTCCGCCCGTCATCGCACCCTTAACAAACCCAGCAGTGGGTCCAGCGACCTTAACAGCGCGTCCCCCGAGGTCCACAAGATTTCCAGTAGCCTGAATCGCTTTACCAGCCGCTTCTTCAGCCGTGGGCAGCTTCGCAGCAGTCGCTTGAACTGCTTTCGTGACGCCTGCGGGCAACGCAGCACGAACTTCCTGAGCAGCGCGGCCAACAGCCTTACCTGCGCCACCAAAAGCGCGGCCATATGTATAAAAAGAAACGGGATCACCCGCTGCAAGGGCCTGAACTTCCTCGGGGCGGATCGGTTTGCCTGCGGCTTCGAGTTCCTCGCGCACATTGACACCAATTGGTGTCAAAAATGCGCCTTTGCCTTTCGTGATGTCCTCGGCGATATCGCCGACACCGACATCAGACCATAAATTACTTACTTTTTGCTCCGGCGTGAGATTTTCCTCGACCCCGCTATACGCGAGCGCCGATTTCTTCACAGTGTTGAGGGCTTTCTTTCCAAGTTGAGCGACCCCAAACATGCCGGACTCAGTTCCCGCGACGTTTTCCATCACCCGGCGCTGTCCTCCCTGCGCGAGTTCCGTATGGAAGCCCGGGTTCCTCGCATCGCCGGTAATTTCACCAATCGCGCCCGCGACGGGAACGCCGATCAGCGCGTTAGCATAGTTCCACGCCTGTTTCCCGAAGCCCTTCGCGATGCCGAAGGCAGTGTGCGCCATTTTACCGGGGCCGGGGATATCTGAAAGTTGAAAACCGCGCTGCTTGATGCGCTCATGCACGTCAGCGACCTTGCTGACGAGATTCTGATCCCCCCACAAGTCCTTGTTACGGCGAAACTCGTTGACGAGATCGAATTCCTTGTCCTGAGTCGCAAGAGAAAACAAATCGTCCGCCGAAAGGTCCCGGAGCGGGTTGATCGAGGCAGGCTGCTGTTGAGCAGCCGCTTCATACGCCGAGATTTCCTCGGGCGTTAGCTGGAGCGGTTCGGACATAATTACTGAGCAGGGTAGAATTGACCGTCCGGGCCGCGCCGCACTGGGCCACGACCGGGTAAATTGATGACAGGACCCATCTGGCCTTGCGGAGCCGCAGGAGCAGCCGCAGGGGCCGCACCACCGGGCTTAACCGCTGCGTTCGCTTGATCGAAAATGGATGCGCCTTTGGGAGACACGCCGCGCAACACCTGACTGTTGAGGTCCAGCATTTTGTCCCACTGATCAAGATAGCTGTTCCACGTAGGCTCGTCTGATGTAAGGCCCGGGAACGATTGCTGCAAAAAGCGAACGTCCTTGTCGGACAGATTGCCTTTCATGGCCTGCGCGCCTTCGAGCACTTTCTTGTTGATGAGTTGCACCAGCTTTTGCTGAGAGTTATATTCCGTTTCACGAATACCGAGAGCCGCCCCAACCTGATTCAACGTCTGAACCACCGAACTACCCGCGCCGGGTCCGACGATGTTAGCTTGCATCAAAAGTTTCTTCGCTTCCGAAACGTTCTGCTTCAGTTGATCGTTCACCGCGAGGTTGCTCGCGACGCCCGCAGCTTCTTTGCGCTGATTTTCTTCCTCCGTGAGGTTCGCACCGAGACTGATGCCAACGCCGGGAATCTTCGTGCCTACGGGTTGCACCGCAGTAGTGGATCGCGCTGGTTGAACAGAAGGCATCGCCGGAGCCTGAGCAGCCGCTTTCGGCTGGATGGCAGTCGGTAACAACTTCGAAAGCTGTTGATCACGGGCAATCGCCTCTTGCTGCGTGCTCGCGGGTCCAGAAAAATTGGGCGTCACCGCTGGCACAGCCGATTGAGCGGTAGGAGCGGCTTGCTGAACCGGGGCGGCCTGCACCGCACCGGGCTGAACACCGGAGAACGGAGTCATCACGCGCGTGTGAAGTTCATTTTCCAACTCGGGAGAGATCAACTCGCCGGACTTGTTGAACTTGAGCAGAACCTTCTGGCCATTTTTAAGTCCCTCTTTCCACTCCACGGGAGTGAGACGATCAACGGCGGTCTGCTTCTGGATTTTCCAGTTGTAAAGTTGCGAGCCGAGTTCGGCCATCTTCGCGTAGTCGGGTTTTCCGGTGCTCGTGACCGGAGCCGGGATGCCCGCCTCAGGGGCGAACTGTTGAAAATACTGAATCGCGGGTCCATACTTGATCTGTGCCTCTTTGGCTTCGATGTCGGAGCCCGCCAGATGCGTCGCGCCCGCGCGCACAGCTTGCGCCTCGGGAGACTGCCCTTCCTTCGCGATCATCGCGGCCAGCTTTTGCTGCTCCGTAATCGCGGGGTTAGCGGCAATACGGCCCTTGATATCCTCCGCCGTGATGAATCCTTGCCGCACAGCGTTTGAAAGCTGCTCAACGGCAAGGGGCGTGATCACATGGTCCGGTTTCGCCACGATGGACGACGGATCAATGCGACCGATTGATTGCTGAGGTGCTGATTCGAGACCCATAAAATTATAGTCCCCACGTTCCGGGCATGGCGGGACCGGTCCAACCGCTGCGCTTCGGCACAGAGTAGTTAGATTGGGGCATCGTCAACCAGTTAAGGTCTTGACCGCTCTGAAGAACCTTCAGGCGATCATTATACCGCTGCGTGAGAATGTTTCCGACACTGCCGGTCGTGTATTTCGCTGCGTCTTTCAGTTGGCTTTTCAGATAGTCCTGTGCAGCCATATTAACTTCGCGGTTACGAGCCGCTTCATTATCGCGTGCCACCTGCATCGCTTGCTGTTGCGCGAGCACCGTTTGCGCCTTGACCAAATCCGGGTCCTGCTTCTGGCCACCGATCAAATCCTGAAGCATCGAAAGTAAATCCTGTTGCGGATTCGTAGACTGATTCTGACCATTCAAAAATGACGGAGCGTTTGTGGGCGCGGGTGTAACGTTGTCCACCGGATGCGTCGTCCCCGGAACGACATTGTCACGACGAACATTTGCGCCGGTTCCGTTGGTAGCCGCTGGGACGATGGCATTCGTCAAAGCTTGACGAGTGACACCACCAGACGCCGCAAGTTTTTGCTCCGGTGTCATGGCCTGATTCACAGCATTGCGAATCATGGTCTTGGGTAGTAAGGTTGATGCAGTCCAGCCCATAGGTTATACCGGGTTACGAAAATAATATTCGTCGTCGCTCATGGTCTTTGGCTTGTTCAGGATCGCATTCAAAAGTGACCCGGCCCCACTGGCCGCGCCACCGATCATGTTCCCGACAGCGTTGGCCTGACCAATTGTTCCGCGAGAGGCAACGTCCGCCGCGCTCTGCGCGAGTTGATTCGTCGCGCCCACGCGCGCGAGCCAAAGATTCGCGATGTCCGTGCCGCCGAGACCCGCTTCGGGCACCATCTGATTCGATTGACTGAGCACGCTCTGCGCCGCGCCGAGTTTAGCAACCGACTTGTTTACGAGATTCGGAAAAAGCTGGCCGAGAACCGCTTGACGTTTCACGTCCATGTCCTGCGCCGCTTCCGCAAGCTTCGTGGCGCGCGCCTGACGGTCGGCCTTGAGTTGAATCGCAGCCGTGCCGATGATCTGACGTAAAATGTTTCCACCAAAACCTTTGGTAGTAGCGGACCCGCTCATCTGCCCGGTCTGTTCCAAACCCGCATTGACTAGTTCGGCCTGCACATCCGGGGGGATGCTCGCACCCGCGTTAATCTCGCTGAGTGCCGCATCAATCAGTTTCGCTTTGACATCATTGAGCCCCGGAGTCCCAGCAATGGCCTCATCAGCCGCGACACCGGCAACCTTGTCAGCATCATCGCCGGTTAGACCTGCGAGACGATCAGAAATTTGCTTCTGAGAATTGTAACGTTGGTTCAGTAGCTCCGGGTCAATGATGCCCTGAAGACGAAGACGATCCTGCGCGCGCTGCTCGTCGGCGATGCGCGCCTTGTTGTTGATTTTGCTCGGGTTGAGTTGATCGAAAACAAACTGGCGCTGTTTCTCAATCGCCTCGATTTGTTTTTCTGTGGCGTCCTCGATAGCATTGGCTTGCATGTAGCCGCCAACGATGCTACCAACCGCGCCGAAAAGTGAGTCCCACATAAATTAGTCTTTCTGCAAACACCAGAGAGCGATGGTCGCGGGGAACGAGGTGCTTCCACCACCATCCGCGATGTCCAAACTCGTGCTCTCGCCGTAAGTTTCGAACGCAGCACGCGTCGCGAGCCCGGCAGCAACCGTCAACTCCGTTTCGGGAGTGGCCCCTGCATCTTTTGTCGCTTGCGAAATCCATCGACCGCGCACGCTCTGACTGCCTTCGCCGAAAACAGACCAGCCGGGATTCCGAGTGAGTGCTTCCGTCAAGACGGTGAACGCGACAAACTTGATGTCACCCGGGACACCCGCCATTGTGCGCCACGCATTGCGCTCCCACCAAATCAAACACGCGATGTCCGTGTCATAATACTGCTGATACTCCACCGGCGCATTCGGACGATTCGCAGTCGGGCCGGACAATACGATCCCGGAAAAAGGCACCCACGCAGCACCGTTGTAAACGTGCCAGCTAATCGGATTACCAATGCTCGGGTCATCCTCAGTCGCGTCCTTATCGGTCTTTAGCCACACCGGAGGGTCGGTTTCGGACGGCGCATTCTTTCCAGTCTGAAACCAGCGGGTCTCGGAGTCGGAAATATCCTGCGGCACATACCGCTTCAACTCGTCATCGAAGACATACCACTTGCTGCCGTCTTTCAGCCACGGACCAACATCAGATGTCGGTTCCGTGTCGCCGATGAAGATGAAGTTTGACCCGCTCGGGGACACGATTTTCATCCGTTTGACGATCTCTTGGGCGAGATCGTTGGGCTTTCCTCGGAAAGTCACCGGGATTTGAGCCACTGAGATAATCAGGTTCGTGTCATTCATGCGTAGTCACTAAAAGGTGGGTTTTTTGCCGCATAATCGCAACGTTTAATACGCCTCAACTTCCACGCAATCGGGGCCGGGCGAGCAGCCTGAAACCTTGAAATATTTACCTACTGGACCCTCACCTTTGGTCTTCGTGCCGGTCCAAACATTCTCACCAAACGAGCCGGTGATCGAGAAGGACCAACCGCATCCAGTTTCGTTGGCGGCACCAGACGTGACGAGCGCCGAACTGATGCAGAACCCGTGCAACTTGTGCGGGGGCGGAATCACGCATCCGGGGCACGAGCCGGGAAAGCAATCGCCGCAACTCGGATCGGGTTCAAATTCCTGATCGATAAAATGTCCGTCGTTGACTTTCACAGGCCACGTCCCGGACCACTCAACCGCTTCAGCACAGTTAATCCCCGGGGGAGGGTCACTACCGGAAATTTCGCAGTTGACGCAGTTCGTCCAGAACAAACCGCAGTCCGTGATATCAAAGAGAGCGGAGTTGAAATTCTTGATTCGATACTGCGTGCCGGTCGAGCCAT